TCATTCCCATTTATTTAATTCACATTTCTTATCATCTTGTCTTAGAAGTGTCGATAATGGACACCCACATACATCACACTTCATACCCTCTACCTCTTTCAGGGTGTAGTCAGGCATGAATTGTTGGTAAGTACCCTTCACAGCATGAGGACACTGAGCGCATATTTGCGCCCGTTCCTTTGCTTTTGTTTCTGTTTCAGGGTTAGGAAATAGGTAATTATCCCAACCCTTAAGTATTGCTTTTAACTTTATCATATTTGTTGGATTGGTAAGAAATTCATATTGTTACTTGCAATTACCCCCCTTCTAACCATGCCTTCACTAGTGCCATCTGTTGCACCTTCATAGGCTCCTTGTGCTGATCCCTCTCGTGCTCCTTGATATGCACCCTCCTGAGTACCTTCGAATGCTCCCTGCTGTGTGCCTTGTAGTGCTCCTGCTCTTACTGCCTCTGTCAGCTCTGTAAGGTCTATATGAGTGCTAACCTTAGCTTGTCTTACTATATCACCTTGGGCAAAATAGAAAGGGTTACGCCCTCCATGCCTTGTAGAATTATTGATAAGCTCAAGAATAGGGAAGTATCGTGCTGTTGCTCTTTTATTGACCACATATTCTCCTCCCTCCATTTCGTAGCCGCCAACACCTGCCACAGAGAAAGGCACTCCACCCTCTGCATGACTCCTACCACTAACAGGACCACCTTCTGCATATTTAACCGTTGTCGTCATTATCTTATTGACATTCATAAATCCCATCGCTCCTGTTATACCTGCCATGATTGCGTTATAAGGAGGAGGGTATGCTGATAGTGCCTTGGTAATACCTAAGTACGTGTTAATCGTAGCCTCTGCTATAGCGGCTGCCTTTCCTATGGCTGTATGCTCTCCAAAGAGTTGCTTTGCTTGTCCAAAGGTAGTACTTGCTAATTGCATCTTTCCTTCTTCTACCTTCTTGCGGTGCTCTAATATCTCAAGGTCATGTTTTCTCTCTGTATTAGCTCTCATTACTTGGTATTGGTCTTCTGTTATCTTCTTATCAGCGAGGAGCTGCTCAATGCCTTGCATCTCCTGAGTGTGTCGCTGGCTCATCTGCTCTGCCTCTATATCCCATTGGTGTGCTCCCTCCTCTTGCATCTTAAGGAGCTTATCCTGAAAATCTAATTCACTCTGAGTCTTTTCATCCTCTCGTTGTTGCGTCTTGAGTTGCTTGCCCAATTCCATACTTTGGTTATCATATTCCTGCTTGAGTTGTAACAGTGCTAGCTCATGTGCTTGCTGCTGTGCATAATCCCATTGGTTCGCTTCCTCTTTGAGTTGCTTCTCCTTCTCCAATGCCTCCACCTTCATCTGATAGATAGCCGCTTGCCGCTGTTGCTCTTGTGTTACTATCTCTGCTGTTAGTCTTCCTTCTTTAGCTATCTTAGATTGGTTCATCTGCTCATACATGGCCAACTCCTGCTGTACAGCATTAACAGACAAATCAACCTTTGTCTTTGAAAAATCCTGCTCCAGCTTCCTCTTCTGTGCCTCGTACTCCCTACGGCTTACAAGTCCTTTCTTTCGTTCCTCCTCAAGTACAGCCAACCTATCATTCATGCCTTTCTCCTCTATCTGTAATCGCTCCTGTAAGGATTTAGCCACAACGGAATTACTCTCTACATACACATCAATTGCCTGCTTCTCTGCTGCTAATCGCTCCTTAAGTATCTCCATATATCGCTTATTAGCCTCCTCTCTCTGCTTCTTCTGCTCATCAAGCATTGCCTTATGTATCGTATTCACCTTATTATTCTGTGTCGTTTCTGCTTCCAACATTGCAGCCGTCTTTTCAGCTAATTCCGCTTTCTTACGAGCCAACTCTGCCCTATCTGCATCGCTTGTGTCATTGCTGGCAAATTTGAGATTTAACAACTCTTGCTCTAATCCATTGCGCTCCCTTGCTAATGTATTAATGCTTCTCTGTATCTCTATACTCTTCCTTGCTGCTTCCTCTCTTTCTTGGAAGGTCTTTGTTGTGTCCTCTGCTATCTTGTTCTGCTCCTTGAATTGCTGTTTAAGGAGGGCTGTTTGTTCTATAAAGTCAGCTTCAGAAGCTGATAGTTTTTGATTTATTTCCTCTATCCTTGCTCCTCGCTCCAGTGCTTCATTGATGGTATCTTTCATCTCCTTGCCCATCTGCTTCATTGACTCTATGGACTTCTTAACCTCTCCGGTCAAGTCTTTAACTCCTGTTACTGTCTGTAGAGTGCCTTCACCTACCTGCTTGAATCCTTCCTTTATATCTCCTGTAAGGATACTACCTAATCCCTTGAATACATTCACCACCCCATTGATACGATTCATTACTTGCCCTTCTATGAATTTTAACAAATCTTCAAGCACCCTCTTAGGGCTGGTAAAAGCCTCTACCAATGCCTTTCCCATATTCTGAGCTACACCCCATAGGGTTTGAAATACTACCTTTAAAGGAGTGGTTACCCTCGCAACCTTATCTATCCCTTCCTGAGTACTCGTGAGATACGCCACTAAGCTACCAAGTAGCACAATAATAGCACCTATCCCAGTGCTAATAAGCGCCCCCCTGAATATCTTCATTGCTAAAGAGCTTTTTGTTGTTGCTGCCGCAGTGGCATTCATCGCTTTGGCTGAAAGGGTATTATGGTTGATGAAGTTAAGGATAATAGTGGATAGCCCTGACATCTTATCTTTCATTGCTTGCAACTCCCCTATAATCCCATTGATGGACACACCAAAAGAATTATTATCACCCAAAGCATCTAATATTGCCTGCTTATAATTACCGACCTCTACTTGTGTATTTCCTATGCTCTTCTGTAGCTCCTTATACGCCTTATCTTGTTCTTGTATAGTAGCTAATAAGGCTTTACCCTCTGCACTTTCTCTTTGCTCTGCTGACAATTCCGAGTATATCTTTTTGTTTTGAGAAAGGGCCGCAGACAATTCACGAATAGATCCAGTAAGTGTATTATTTGCCTGCATAGCTTTGTCATTAGCTGCTACATTTGCCTGCATAATACTCTCATAAGTACGCAAGTCTTTTTGAGTTTCCTTTTGTACAGCTGTGAGCTGTGATAGTTGTTGCGTATATTCCTCCACTGAAATATTTCCCTCTGCGAAGTTCTTCTTGAGGTTTTTCATCTCCTCAGCTATCTCCATGAGTCGCTTGCGAGTCTCTCCCGCCTTCTTAGTAACCTCATCTATATCTATGTCTAATTGTGCGATTGTTGTTGCCATACACTTACTTTATTGGTTCTATCTTAATTAATTCCACCACCGCAAGGGTGTTTGTCTTAAAGGTGATTTTGTTGGGCAAAAATAGCCCTCCCAACTGGGCTATATAGATACGCTTGAAAAAGTTAAACTCGTATATATCCAAGGCATTAAGGTTTATCTCGCATGTATATACTCTCATGTGATTGAGAATGTCATTAAAGCCACTGTAATAGTTCCTAATAAGGTTGTTCCAGCGTAAATCCCAAAAGTCCGCCCTGCTTACTGGGAAAGTAAATACTTCTGAATTTATATTACCTCCCTTTATCACTCCTTTGGCTGGAGGAAATCCCCAATCAATGTTATTATCGTAATTTTCTACATTGAATATATGAAAGCGGCCGTCCTTTGCCTTATAGATGGTCTCTATTGTCTTTTGTCCTCCCTCCTCTTTCTCCTTCAGTTCCTTTTCCCAAAAGTAGAAATCATTCAAGGGAATGTTAATGCGACCAGTGTTTAATGTGCTTTTTAGCACAGTGTTTAATGTCTTATCATCATCCACCCCTGCAAAGAATTTACCCTCCCTTTCTTTCTTGAATGTTAGTAACTCATCATCTACCACAAGCACCCCGTCCGCCTTCACTTGATTGAGTACCTGCTCATCATACTTCTTATATTTAAAGTGATTACGCCTCGCATAGGAGGCTGTTGGAGCGTGAAACTCCAAATTGATAACCTTGACAAATTTTTCAGACCAATCCAATATAGGAGCATCATTCAGCCTTTCGTCAAGCGTGTAAAAATGCTGCACTTCATCATCAATGCTTAACTTCATAGGTGTAAGCCCAAACATTATCAGTAATTCCTTGAAAAGATCTAACATTGAGAGTTCAGATACTAAATGGTTAAGAAACTGCCTTGAGGTCTGCTCTATTTTGAAACTCAAATCATGTGTGGCTAATTCTTTTCCTTGAACGTTATCCGCTTCAGCCAACAGCCTTATATATATCTTATCATTAGGGGCGAAATAATCAGGTATTCTTATAGCAAAGTTCCAACCACTACCTGAATGGTTATGCTGTGTTACATACCCTCCAACTCCTCCTCGTGTGGAACAAATAGGAGTAGTGTCGTCATTCTTGTATATTTCCACATAAGACATAATTCTTTTATCTTCTGTTCCTTGTGTCCTGCCTGACAGCACTAAATCCCATGTACCTAACTTATCAGCTGGTATCTGATAGATATAGTCCTTATCTTGCTTTTTTCTAAAATACGTTGGGCTGCTATATGAGTTCATTGTCAAAAACAACTCTCCCTGCCTATCTGATATTTCTTTTACTAATGTTTTTTCATTTTGTCCCGCTTGTGTAAGGATTACTAATGTACCCGCGGGGGCGTTCTCATTAATCACCTGAGAGGTGGTTATAAACAATGTTTTAAAAGTACCCGTGTTAAAAAAACTCCCCTCAAATGTATGCCCTGACATCCGCTGTACCTCCTTAAATATCCAAGGCACATGTATAGCAGGAGGGGCGTAATAGAAGTTGTAAGATTTTAACCCTAATACATCCGTAAATCCTCTATGTAATGTATCTCCTCCATACTCTGCTACAGGATATAGAAAGCCATCGTCAAAAGGTTCATTACTTGCAAGTATATACCTTTGATAATTTCTAAAAGTCTTTTCTATTACCTCCTTTGTCTTATTATGGTTTAACTTGTCCCCAATCACATCAGACAGCTTATAAAGGTTCAACCAGTGGTATATATCCTTTGTGCTTTCATGAAAGGCAAATTTATAGGTATCATTCTGTACTCCCATAAGGTAGCCCTTAGCATTTCTTACTATCGGAATGCCATCAATGAGTAGTTCCACATCAAATGCCCTTTGTGGTCTATCACTTACGCTCCCTACTATACCTGCCAACTCGAATATATCATTGTTGGTGCTACTCATAGGGAGGTACATCACATCCGAGCAGGAGAATTGCCGTGTGTCAAAAGAGAAGAAATCAGCACACTGCATATTCCAAGTGAAATCGTTATTAAGCAAATCAGCCTCTTTGTTGTCAATTATTAATCGTATCATTTCTTTGTCATTATCTGTTGAAACCTGTTGTCTATATTCTGCCTTACAGTTCTATAATAGAGGGTGTAAAATACTACCTCATAAGGTAATGCCTCTACTTGTTCATACCTCAATATATCCCCTTGTGCCAATGTGTCTATGATTGCCAAATCTCTGAAAGGCTGCAATTGCTCCACCCCTGCCTGCTGTAATTGAGCTTCGTAAGGGCTTGGCTCTCCTTGTAGTGCTCGCTGCTCATGTTCAATCACTCGCTGTACTTCATTCGTTAGGTGCTTAATACAAGCATAAAAGCGATATACATTCATTCTCGATGGGTGCTTTATTTTATATACCAATCTGAAAGCTTCTACCACTTGAGGAAGCTCCCCACTGCCTAACAGGTCAATCACCGCTCGCACCTCGCCCCATGTGAGATCTGTCAATCGTTCCACTCCATGCCTTTTCTTCCACCACCATAAGCCACGATAAAAGAAAGGCAAAGGCTTCATCACCTCTAAGATAAGAGTGATTCCCTTTTGCCTTTCGGCTGGCATGAGTAAATATTGTAATAATGTCATCTAAATATTGGTCTGAATGTCTTTTTAGGTTTCAAGTCAAAATACTCTCTCATCAGTAGCATGTCCCTATAATCAGGACTTCGTCCTATGTGCTGCTTCACTGTGTCTTTGTTAATCACAGATAGCCGCTGCCCGTCCTTATTATCGCTCTTTATCTGTTCCAACTCTTCTACAATACGCTCCCTTGTCTTCTCTGATAATTCAGCGCTAATATATATGCCATTGTTATTGATACGCTCGGCTAACTTATATAAGCATTGCGTTTGCAGGTTCTTGTAACTGGTAGCTTGTCCATTCTCATCAAGAGGGGAGCTGTTGTTCTTAAACCCAACAATACCCGTATTATCTACTACCCCTCCACCTACACCATCCTCGTCAGCGATACAATTCCCCTTGGGTATATTGTGTTTCATTCTAAGGGTGTGTATAAGCCCTTGTACATCTGTCATTGCTGATATATCCAATGAGTGTATTTCTATCAGCTCCCAGCCTCTCCAAACACCTATAACACATAAGTCAGAGCCAAATCGTGCAATATCCGCTGTTAGGTATGTTTCCTTATCTGTGATAATTTGGTCATTCTCAAATATAGCTAGTATCTTATCATAATCACAAAGAGCCGTCGGATCATCATCATACTCCCATAGTCCGTGTAATAATCGCTGTTTCTCTGCACCCTTCAATGTACGCTCCAAGTTCTCAATATAAGCCTTGGGTAACATCTTATTGTCGTATGGTAATGCTTGTATGAATGCTTTCCATTGCTCCAATGTACCCGCTTTGTAAGGTTGATAAAAATTCTTATATAGAAAATTCTTAGATGGGTTAGCTGTGATAAGTAGTTTCCCTTTCAGGTTGTACTCCTTGTTCTTCCAACGCCCTATTGATATTTTGAGGTTCGAATAACTATCATAATCAAACTCTCCTCCTTCTTCTATCCAACCTCGTGTAAATTGCATTGAACCAAATCGCTGGTATTGTGGGTCGCTTGGTAAGTACCTACAATCTAACAACAATACTCGTGAGTCATTATGTAATTCAAAATAATTATCCTGCCCATTATACTTGTATGATTTTTGTGGTATTCCCCATCCATTAAGTACCTCATAAATGCTTGGTATGGTAAATCGTCTCAAGTCATTCAACTGCTTACGAGCGATAAAGTACTGTGTGTTTGGGTACATAAAAGCATCGGCAAATATTAATGAGCAACCAATAAAAGACTTTCCTCCTCCTTTGGCTCCTCCATATAAGACCTCGTCAATATCATCATTAGCCCACGCTTTGCCACATTCTTTTTGTTTGTCATTCCCATTGCTATTAAACTCAAGTACTACATTACGCATAGGTGATTATTTAATTATTATCCCTGTTACTTGGAAAGGTTGTAAGTCCTTCCCATCTTTACCTGTTACCTCTTGCTTACTTCTCAGGTTCCAATCGTCAAACTTGCGCTCTATTATCCAAGCATACTTCTGCCATTTATCATCATCACTTTGGAGCTTTTTAAATAAGTTCTTTTTTTGAATAGTGAGAGCCTTTTTATAAAGGCGCAGAAAATCAAAATATAAAGGGTCTTTTACATCCCCAGCCTTCCAACTTTCAAATGTTCTATCTGCTACTTGTTGCTTTTCTTCAACCAAATCATTAGTAAGCATTCTTAGTTCATCATCAGTTAATATAATAGCATTAATATCCTCATTTACTACCTTCTTAAACGCTTCTATCCAAGTAAGGAGCTTTGAGGGTCTCCCTCGTGTCTTTTTGGTTTCTGAAATTGATTTGGTTTTTTTCATAGCTGTATAATTTTTTTTATCTCTTTTTCAATAATATACTTAAACTCGTCAAAGCTGTAGCATACAGCGTAAGTATGTCCTAGGTTTTCTGCAATTTTTTGGAACTCTTTTTGGTTGTCAGTTTGTTTATTCCCTTTGACTTTCATCTCAATATACAAGCTCTTCCCTTGTGGAAGTAGTACCACTAAATCAGCTACCCCTGCCAGCACTCCCTCTGCTTTCAATCTTTGCGCCTCTCTTACATTGCGACTACCTCCATTAGGTACAGCGTATATAACGAGGTCAGGATATTGTAATCTAAACCACTTGACACAAGCCGTTTGAAGGACACTTTCTTTCTGCATGATGATTTGTTAATTATTCATAGCGCAAAGATACAAAATATATTTCAATTACAAGCAAATTTTTTAATGTAACTAATTGAAAATAAGCGTGTTTGCAGGTGTAAAATATACTTGCAAAACACGCTTACATTTTACATTGTCATTTGTTAATTATTCACAAAACACTACCTTTCCTAACTTTTTCTTTCCTTATAGGACGATGAGTTTTTTATTCATAGTTGTTCGTTTTTATAGGTTTGTATGAGTGCTTTTACAAGTGCTTCACGGGCTTCTTCATAGGTGAGGTGACTGTCCTGCTCAAAGTCACTACTCAACTCATTGAGGTAGTCAATGCAATAGGAATATTCGTTCTCTCCATCTTCTCCTCTTGCGGCTATAACGCCATGGTAACCTTTCTCTCTGAACCACTCAAAGACTTGTTCCCAAGTGGGGATTGAAGCGTAAAAACCTTTCCTGTTGTAGTTATCTAACTCAACATCACCAATAGGAAGAATGTAATCTAAAGGTATATCTTCAGAGATGCTAAATTTAAATGTAGTATCAGCTGAGAAAAAATAAAACATAGTCTTTTTGTTAAACCCTATTTCTTTGAGTTCTTTGGCTATGTCCAATGATACGAGCCAATTGGGGTAGTTGTTATTTTTCATTTTCTTGTTATTAGTGTTATCTTTAAACAAATCATCAATATTCAAATTATCAATGTTACCTAAGTTAATTTGCTCTTTGATTATAGCGCCTTTATTATTTATAACTTGTATCATTAGCTTTTTTAAATTACTCTTTAAAAGTTATCCATTTACCTTTTATTTTTCGGTCATATACGTATATAATTTTTGCCAATGTGTCTATCGTCTCTTCTACCAATTTACAAAAGACTTCTCCATGTTCCCCTTTATTTCCTTGACATAATATATCCGTTAGTACACCTATTTGTGTGTCATTTAATCCTGATGTTATCTCAAGACTATGTATGTTGTTTCCTTTGTTTCTCAGCTCAATTGAGAGCTTTCCTGTCGTTTCATCTTTATTCATCTTTCACAAATTCACCGTTAATCATTTTTCCAGTTCTGTTTTTATCTCGTTGTAAGCAATGTTAAGACACTCTTCAAGGGTGCTGTTCTCTAAAAGAGCAATATCATTGAGTTCTTTGAATATAATTAACAAACAAAAATAAGGGGATAAGTATATTTTTTCATTTTTATCATTTTTATTATATTCGTATTTAAACATTTCAGGAAGCATTATCCCTATTTGCATAGCTAAGTGCACTAAAGTTTTTTCAGTTTCAAGTTTCATAGCTAATGTTCTTAAAAAAATGCTTTCAATATCCTCCTCTACCATATAGCAGTAGTTAATCAGGGTAACCAGTACATCACCTATTGCATCTTGGATAGCTGGTTTATCATTGTCATAACACGCCTTGATGAGTTCACCTACTTCCTCGTGTGTCTTAAGGAGTTGGTCAAAAGGGGTTAGCTCTTCATAGATTTTTCTTTCTTTTGCCCACTCTTGGATAAGTGGGACGAGTTCTTGGATTGTTTTCATTGTTTTATAATTTTTAATCGTTTTGCTATTAATTCTACTATATCCACGGTTACGGCGTTACCTATGAGCTTATAACGTTGGGTCTTTGCTATGGGTTTGATAACTCCATCGTAATTGCCATATTGTGTCCAGTTGTCAGGAAAACCTTGCAGTCGTTCACATTCTATTTCAGTTAAGTATCTTATTTTATTGCTTTTAGTCTTTATAAAACTACCTGTAGAAGAGCTATTCTTATATCCTCTTAGTATTGTTCGTGAATAGTCGTATATGTTCCTTGTCTTTTTACAACTATCTTTTGTAACTTCTCCGATAGGAAATACTCCTGGGATACTTCGTCCTGCAAGATGTCCAATAAGGTATATTCGCTCTCTATTTTGGGGCAAAATCCAGCTTGTATTAAGCAATTGAAATTCAAGTCGATAACCCCCAATGTTGGCAAAGGCTTGGAGAATTGCCCAAAAGTCTGCGCGAGCGTTTGAGGAGAATGCTCCCTTAACATTTTCCCAGATAAAAATACCTGGTCGGATGTGAGCAATGAGGGCAATTGCGTGCGCGATAAGGCTACTTTTGGCTCCTGCGAGCCCTGCACGTTTTCCAGCAAGTGAGAAATCTTGGCAAGGCGATCCGAAAGTGATAATGTCAATGTCTGTAAAGTCTCCTCCGTGAAGAGTGGTAATGTCTCCGATGTATTTGGCATGGGGAAAATTGTATTTATAGTTTGCGATTGCGTGTTTATCTATCTCTGAAAAATAGTGCTCTGTGAACTGGTAACCTGCCCGCTGAAATCCGAGCGAAAAGCCTCCAATCCCACTGAATAGGTCAATGATTTTCATGTTTTTTACTTAGTTGTTCCTTTCTCAAGCCTATGCAATAGGAATAATAACTAATCTCTACTTCATTATCAAGAAGGTAATCATACCATTGTATGATTTTCCCTTTGGGTTGATTGCTCTTGAGGTCAAAGTATATATCCGAGAGACTGAAGAAGTAGTCAGATATTAGAAATATATCTACACTATCATTACCTACAGAAAATTCATAAGTGAAATCGTGCTTTTCACAGAATTCAATAAGCAGCCTATCTACGGCTACCTCAAAGGCTCTTAATGGGGTGTTAGTTTGTTTTTTCATTTGCTTTTTGTTCTTTTTTCTCTTCATCTATGTCATCCATGTGTAAATACATTATCTCAGTTATATCATTTGCGTATGCACTGAAAGCATTGAGTATCTGTGGGTCTATCTTATTGGCCTTTTCAAACTCTTCTACTACTTCGTTGTTTTTCTTCTTGCATTCCATAAATACCTGTTTAAGCCTAAACCTTGGATAGCTTTCATCAATCATGTGAAGTAATTCACTGGTAGCTTTGCAATAGGATAATGCCATAATCATATAATGCGCCATGTACTCCCGCTTAAGGATTGGTTTTACTTGGTTTTCACGATAATCAGCTACAGCTATCTCCATAAGGTATTTGGCTTCTTTTTCTGTGATTTGTAGCCCGCGGGCTCTGAGTTCTGTTAAAAATTTTGTACTTTTCATTTTAAAAAGGTGTGCTATTTTTAGGGTCAATTTTTGGTAAATTATTTTCTTGATGAATATTCATGCTTACGTTTCCTCCTCTTTCAAAAAAGCGCATGTACTGTAACTGACAACCTGCTATTATTCCTCCTGTTGTTCCATTTCTAAATTTAGAAATGATAACTTCCACTTCATTAGTGGTAGGGGTGTTATCCTCCCATTGAGGTATGCCATAGTATTCAGGTCGATAAAGGAAAAGTACATTGTCTGCGTCTTGTTCAATGGCTCCCGATTCTCTTAGGTCTGAAAGCATAGGTCGTTTATCTCCTCGTGCCTCTACTGTTCGAGATAATTGGGATAGTGCTATGATAGGTATATCTAACTCCTTAGCCAGTCCTTTGAGAGTACGAGATATTTCGCTAATCTCTTGGTCTCTTGTTCTACCTTTCAGATTATTGTTGATTAACTGGAGGTAATCAATATAGATAATCTTAACTTTCTTCTCTCTTACCCATTTTTTTGCCTTGATTTTCAAGGATAACAAAGACAAGTAAGGCTCATCATCAATGTATAAAGGCAGCTTTGAGAAAGAACTCCTAAGCCCCGCAGCAACATCATATTCGCTTTGCGAGAGTGTGCCAAAGGCTAATTTATTGCTATCTATCCCCGCATAGTTTGCAAATAACCTCGCAGTTAGTTGTCGTGCGCTCATTTCAAGGGAGAATATCCCTACAGGGTAGCCTAATCGTGCCTGATGTAACGCATCATTGAGAGCGTATGCTGTCTTTCCCATAGCGGGACGTCCTGCAATTATCGTTAAGTCGCTTTGTTGGTAGCCGTTGAGTTTGAGGTTGATGTCTCGCACAGCAGTAGGAACGCCTGCACGCTCTGACTTAGGTTTAAGGACTTCTGTTAAATGATCTCCTATATCCTTGGGTTGTTTGATAGATAACCAATCAGAAACCTTATCAAGTTCTTTGTAGGAATAATCCAATAACTCAAAAATATCAGTATCATCTTCATAGGATTGCTCTATAAGCTGACAACCTACATCAATACTCTTTCTCTTCACATACAACTGCATAAGAATCAATGCGTGATATTGCATATTTGCTGATGATGATACCTTCTCTGTGAGTTCCACAAGGTAACTACCTCCTCCCGCTTCTTTTAGTTTTCCAGTCTTTTGTAACTTCGACCTAACTGTCATTAAATCCACAGCTTGTGAGGATTTGTACAAGGAGAGGATAGCATCGTATATCAGGGCATTTTTTGAATTGTAAAAAATATTTGTCCCTTTAACGACCTCTACAAACTCTGACACTCCTTGCTGAGTTATTAACATACCCCCAAGTACGACTTCTTCTAACTCAGGATCGTTTGGTGTTTTTTTGTTTTGCATTTTAAAGTCTGTTTTTTTAATAACTTATCTCGTTTCCATCGTCATCAAAGCGGATACGTTTTGGCGTTGAAATTTGGGGTTGTGGTTGCGTTATAGAGGGTGATTGGTCTTTTCTTCGCATCTCCCATGTACGCACTGCTGCCTTCCAATCTTTCATCGGCTCTTTTCCAATCTTCCATCCTTTGGAGCTGTAGAAGTCGCAGAATTGTTGCCCTGAAATTTCATTCTTGCGCTCATCGCAATAAGCCTGCACTTCTTCAGGAGTCGGTATGGTGAACCGCTTTCGCCCGCCGCCGCTTTGTTCTTTTGGAGTTTGAAGGGTCTCTATGGGAGATTCTGAATTTTCATTTTCCAAATCAGAAACCACGACATCGCTTTTTTGTTTCTTTTTTTCTAAAAAAGAAATATCATTATCATTTACATTATCATTATCATTAAGGGGGCAATTGCTTTTTTTGCTTTTTTCAGAAAGCAATTGCTTTTTTTGCTTTTCGTTGCTTTCCTCTAACTCGTTGTCTTTCAATCGTCTTCCTCCTTTTTTACCTGCCTCGCTTCTTTTTTCTGAGATTGATATATACTTTTGTGTATCCCTATCAATCGTTTGTTTTACGAATCCGAATGCTACTTTTGCAAGTGGTTTTAGTTCAATCAAGTTACCGTATATGGCATATTCCGCAATAGCCTGATAAACTTCCAACTGAACCTCACTTGGCAAATCCCGAATAACATTCAACCAATCCGCGTAAAACAAAAATGTTTCTTTTTTCATGGCTTATTTAAATGATCGTTATCTCACTAACTTTGCCCTAAGCCCTCTCCTTGAGCATACACGCCAAGTACAAGCGAGGGCGTAAGACAAAGAATGAATGAGTATCTATGATATTTTTTGCAATTCCTTTTCTTGTTGCTCTTTCTCCATTATCTCTATGAAGTCAAACAAAGTAGGCATGCTTACTTCTTCATCGGCAGCCTTGCAATAAGATGCTCCATCTAAAAAGTATTGAGGATTGAGTTCAAAACCTATCCCATAACGACCCTTGAGGATTGCTCGATAAGGTACTGTCATTAGCCCTCCAAAGGGGTCTAATACTACATCTCTCTTATTGCTCATCTGCTCAATTACTCTGTCTGCTATATCAAATTGCATTGGACAAAGGTGCATCTCTTTTCCTTTGCTCCATTGGGAACCATTAAGGGTGAGCATACGAGTAATATCCGTCCAAACTTCTTCGCTCCAGCTTTGTGGCTGTAAGAGCATAAAGGAAGTAGGGAGTTTGCCATATAGGTCTAATGTTTCCGCAATCTTTACATTGTGCTCGTGGTTATACACTTCATTAAGAGAGAAGTTTTTGTACTCCTGGAAAATAACATTGTGTGGTAGTTTAGCGAGTTCTTCAGGGGTCAAACAACGATTACCAGAGGAGCGTGTAAATCCGTGTGCATCTATCTGCCACTTAGCACGCGTGTAATCACTTTTGCTCTTAACAACTGGCACATCAGCATAAGCATTTGTTTTATCAGTAGCAGGCTTTCTAAATAGTAAGAGATATTCAGGCATACCTACTCCCATTTTAGTACCATCTTTGCATTGTTCACTCCACCCTAAACGATGAGTTTGCTGGTTCTCCCGAACCACATCAGTAACAATGGTTTTCATACCCATATAAGCAAAACCATGCTTGGTGTAGTGCTGTATGCAATCTACATGGAAAGGATATACTGTTTGTACACCCATTCCTGATAGTCCCATAGGTACGATACGGTCTTTTACGTGTATAGCAGCTATCCTGCCAGGCTGTAACACTCGGAACAAATTAGGGGTGAGATAGTCCATTTGCTTAAAAAACTCCTCATTGCTTTCAGAGTGCCCAAAATCAGCATAATTAGGGGAGTACTCATATTGGGTGCTGAAAGGTATTGAGGTTAGGATAAGTCCCACACTATTATCTTTCAAAGCGTGAGGATTTTCGTTAGGATTGAGTTCTAATACATTATCATTATTGACGATCTTGTAATTTCTCCCTACTATCTCTATACGCTCTACCCCTATTTTGCGGGTGAGTACTTGTGCCATTTCAGAATGAGATAGTCCGTATTTTTTAATTATTTCGGTCATATTCTTTACGAGTTTGTTGTGATTTTTCCACTTGGTTTCTAAGGTTTTTCGTACGTTGCGTTCTGCTTCTGTATAGATTAAATCCACACGTACTTTGTTCTTTTGGAGGAAGCGCTGTAAGCGGTGTATAGATTGGATAAAATCGTTGAACTTATAGCCTATTCCTAAGTATATAGCCCAGCTACAATATCTTTGAAAGTTACATCCTGAGCCTGCTATTACGGGCTTTGCTCCTAACTCCTGCAGCTCTCCATACGAAAAAGCTCTGATAATCTCCTCACGCTTTTCAAAGTCTTGTGAGCCATATATAGATTTTAGCGTAGGGATAGCCTTTTCAATTGCTTTGCGTTCACTCTCTAAGTCGTGCCATATTACACGATGCGCTTCTGGGTCTTCTGCTCGAAGTTCTAACATCTTTTGGATACGATCCTCCAATGAGTCTCTTTTCTCCTTGGCAGAGGCTTGTAAGCCTAACGCTACATCTTTAAACAAAAGCCCTTGTCCATGTTTATCAAACCCCGCGTCTAAGTGATTGGTGGGTATTTCATGCCAACGCAAATCTAATTCAGGGAGGATATACCCTATATCATCAGCTTCATTTTGGGTAATATCAGAAGGCTTTGTAACAAAAAGTCCCCAAGAGGATACCCATAACCAAAATTCCTCTTCTTTATGAGCATGTAGGGTGAGTTTGTCTGCTTTGGTACTATCTCTTTTAAAGAAACGTGTTTTGGCTTGCGATACATCCATCACTCCTAAGAAATCAGCATACGCTAATAACTCTATATAATCATTAGGGGAGGGAGTAGCCGTGGCTACAAATCGGTATTTGATATTGTCAGCACCTCTACGTTGTTGCATTGGGCCGGCATCACCTGTAAATAACCTCATAAACTCACGGAACGTTTTAGAGCCTCCTAAACCTCGGAGGATACTCGCCTCATCAAGGCTTGCCACTTGAAAGTGTCGAGGGTCTAACTTTCCATCCCTGATGCTTTCATAATTGGTGAGGTATATCCCATCCTTGTCCTCTGTTTCCTCGATACGTCGAATAAACTTAGGGGCTACCTCCCAATCAAGGATATTTTTAGCATCCTCGATAAACTCTTGTCGTACAGATAACGGGCAAACTATTAGCCCTTTGCCACCTCCTGCCTTTTGAAGGACTACTCGTACTGCTTCCAGCTGGGTAACGGTCTTATGTAGCCCAAAAGAAGCAAAGCAGGCACGCCTACCACCCTCTACCATCCACTTTACCATTAATCGGTTGTGGGGCTTCATTCGTGGGTTAATCTCATCAAGGCTACAAGGAAACCCTTGCTTAGGAGCTATCTTGATTTTGTTCTTTAAAAATTCTTGATACTCGTTCATTTTGATTTGAAATTAGAGATTTGATAAAGATTGCCGCGCGCTCAATCTCCTCTCAAATCGGTTGTTTTTTATTGTTTGAATAATTCAGGGTTGTCGTATATATTCCCGATTATTTCTATTTCGTCCTTAAATTCGTCCCACCAATTAGGATTAACGGGTCTGTGAGGTTTATAAATGACATTATTTAATACATCTTCAGACAGCATACAAAATCCTGCATAAACTTCACTATATACCACCAGTAATGGGTTGTATTCTTTACCATCTCTTTTCAGTTGTAAGATGTCATTCTCATAGATTTCAGTACCATTTTTGTCGTATAGCCCTGTAAATTGACCTACTGTCTCAGGGTCTACGAGATTATCCATAGGAACTAATAAATCTTCATTCCATATAATGTTTTCTTTCTTATAACCACCATATACCCAATCTTTTACAATAAC